ACCATTTATCACTTGCTACACCAGACCCATCGTATTCTGCGACTGCACCGATTGGAACAAGATTAAAATTATCAAAATAAATTTCTCCTGAACCTGTACCAGACCTAACCATTGCTATTTTAGACCATTCTCCAGTAGCGGTAAATTCGGTTGTTAGTGTTGTCCAGCTTGTAGCATCTGTTATTGTGCTACCCTCAAAAAATTTCTGATTGCTTGCATAAGTGCTACTTCCTGCTCCAAAATACCAGTTAGCCGATCCAGACACATATTTAACATCTAATGTTACTCTATATCTCTTGCCTATTGTAATGCCACTTGGCGAATAGTGTGCCCTCCCATTGACTGTGTCTCCTGAAGTAACATACTTAAATCCATAAGTAGAATTATGGTCGCCCGCACCACTTTCAGATGTTAAAACAGATGCTGTTCCGCTATCTTCATGGTCAGTCCAGCCTGATGTAGAATCTGTTTCAGAGCTATAAGTTATAGCATTGCTACTTGTATGTATATCCGTCTGATTCGCACCTTTATATTTAAAAGGTACTGATGCACCAGAGGAGAGTTCTTTTACTTCTGCTGCGGAGAGGGCGAGGTTGTAGGCTTTAAAACTATTTGCTTCAGCTTCAAGAAAATAAGCATCTCCAGCACCATTACTATTCATGCAGCCTATTTTGCAGTTATCAACACCTGTCACCCCTGCAAGCCAAACGGTTTTATCTGTGGATACACTAAATGTAATTGGTTCAAGTACGCCATTTACATATAGCACAGGAGCAGTTCCATCGTGTACCATTACGACAGTATATTCTATATCTTCACTAAACGTATTATCAGTTTCAAACTGCCATTTGTCTGTACCAGAAACTTTACAATGTGCACCAAACGTATAATTAGTAGAGCTTACATATAATGCAATAAACTCATTCGCACTCGTATCTCCAAATTGCCATATACGACTATAATCGGTTGTAAAATCATTAAATTTTCCACACCAAACCACCGTTCCTGTGGTGTTTGTAGTATCAACGAGTTCAGTAGCCAAAGCATTAATCGAAATTACATCATCACTCCCATCAAACCGATAATAAGGAGCTGGCATTGTATTCGCTACATGGTCTTGGCGACCTTGTTCGTTAGCCATATATCCACCACCAAGGTCAAGTTCTGAACCAGGTGCCGCAGTCCCAATTCCGACATTGCCTGTACCCCCATCTATCCTCATCCTTTCGGTCATTGTTCCTGATGAGTTTGCCGCTCTAAAACGCATATCTGCTTCATTTCCAGTTGGAGCTATGCCTAATATTTCCACAGCATTAGAGTCTGTATCTCCTGATGCATTACTATCAATAAGTTTTAGTGTTGCACCTCCCATCCCACTACTTGCTATAATTAATTCCGCAGCTCCTGTATCTTCTATATGACAATTACTGGCTGGTGAAGCAGTTCCAATTCCGACGTTGCCTGATGAGTCGATACGCATACGCTCAGCCGCTGAATCATTTAATACAGTAGAAAAAGACATAAAATCATCGACTGCCGCAGAAGTAGCGTGGTCACTGTCTTTACCTACTTTAATTGAAGATACTCCAGAACTACCTCCAGTACCATTTTGAAGCCAAAATTCTATAGAAACACTTTCATTTGTAGAACCTGCACCACCACCCGTATTAAGTAATCTTATAGGCATATCTCCATCAACCGCATCTTCAATGTGTAATATAGCCGCAGGAGCAGCAGTCCCAATTCCGACGAAACCATCCGAACCTTGTACGAATAAAGCGTTAGCTGCACCAACGCCTTCTACTCTGAAATCATAATCTGCACCAGCTTCGTTAAATACAACTGCACCAGCATCTTGGGTGAATGTGCCATCAATGTCAGTATTGTCTAAATTTGCAGTGCCATTTACATCTATATCACCTTCAATATCTACGTCATCGGCAACTACTAAATTTCCATCGGCAATATCTAAAGCTGTTTGTGCGTCTGTTCCTGTGATTGTTAGTTTTTCTTCAGAAGCATCCCAAGTAAGGTTGTCCCCAGAAGTATCACTATAGAATATTACGTCTTGACCAGAACCATCTGCACCGACTTGCATTGTTCCAGCAATATGCAATGCTGACGCTGGTGCAGCAATTCCAATTCCAACGGAATTTGCTGATTTATCTACTACAAGAGTATTGCTGTCTACGTTAAAATCTGTTGTTGAATCTGTTACCTGACTAACGGCACTGTCTATTGTTGCCCCTGTATGGGTACTGTCATAATTTGCCATAATTTATTTCCTCTATATTACATTAAATATTTTTCCATCAGAGTCGTGGAACACGTCACCAGTGGATGTTAAAAAGTTTTTTGTTGCTTCCCATATTCTTACGGTATGTCTCTTTGCCAATGTTAAACCTAATTTTAACATTTTATCCTCCTAATAATCGCTTGAAAAACGATTTGACTTTCGTCCCAAAAGTCTTTCGTTTCACTGGTTTTCTTAAATTCAAGCGTAACATTAGCCAATGTAGGCTAAAATTTTTCCACTTGTAAGAGTCACCGCTGTAAAGTCACCATATACAACATCACCCTCCGAGAGGGTCATTGAAGCAGGGAGGTTATCACCAGTGGCACTGGTTGAGCTTGCTATCACGGCATCACCATGAACAGCTTTGAATGCGACCCAATTCCCCGAATGGAGACTTGTGTCTGTATAAGTATTAAAGCCACCTTGTCCTAAACCAAGGTTGCCTGATTGTTTTACGGAATATCTTCCTATGTCTGCCATCTTGTTCTCCTATTTGATGCCTTACCGAGCTGACACTTCTCATGGGCATCTGTTTAAAGGGGGAGGGCGTTACACCCTCCCCATAATGTTACCTATTAGGGATTGTTGAAATTAACAATCTGTCCTGCTGAATCGCCAGCACTCTGCACTAAAGAAGCTCCGAAAAGAACATCCGCAACCACGGAGGTTGAGAGATAATCTATATCGTATGCACTTTGCACTCTTGGAGCAATCTGCATTGCAAAAACAACACTATCTTTTGTGAAGATAGATGCTGATTCGTCGCCAGTATCACCATCATCGTCCCAATCGACAGAATAGAAAGCATCCATTCCCATGATTGAACCTTGACTACCCGTAGCGTGAGCAGAAGCTCTACCAGCTTCATTAGCAAGCGAAAATTCATCTAAAGCAAACAATGAATTGTAAGCCGCAGGTGAGCAATACAAATATGTCTCACTTGTATAATCAACACCAATATCCATTAAACTCTGCGTACCTGAACGGATTTCAGAAGAAAGTAATGTATTATCTGTTGCAAGCGTTACATCGTTAGCAGTTGCAGACTGAATAATATCTACTGCGAGATAATTTTCAACTTTCTTTGCCAAGGCATAGCCCATTGATTTTGCGTACATATTAAATAAGTCAGCACTTTCCTGTACCCGAACAACGTCTTCGATGCGTTTAGCTTCGTAGAAATGTTGATCAATGGAAAGGTCTGTTTTCCCATCCGTGTTAGCGGAATAGGTTACTGCTGAATCAGCCGATTTAGCTGCAGCAGTTTCTTCGTCTACTCTTGGAATATGAAGCGTATCGCCTCCACCAGAGAGTAAGGATGAAACATCTGTTACTTGATTTTTTAACGAGAATTTACGTTCTGCGTAATCTAAAATTGCGTCAGCCCATAATTCAGGAATAAAATTAGCAGCAGTTGTTACTGTTACATTAGCCATTTAATGACTCCTATCGTTTGTAGGAATCCACAATACTTGACCAATTACTGCGTTTTTCTTTAATATCCATCTTCTTCCATCCATCTTTCGGTATCTTTGTGTCTACCGTACCTGCATTATCAGGAGGATTAGGTTTAATAGATAATTCTTCAACAACATTTAAAAGATCAGCAGTATTGAGATTCTTAAATTTTTCTTGTTTTCCTTCAGGAAGTTTGCTTAAAGCATCTGATCGAATTTTACCATCCAAGACATCAAATTTATCCTTGAAAGGTTTATAGGAATCCACTTCTTTTTGAAGTTCGGCATTTAACTCTTGCCATTGTTCCCGTTTTTCGAGTTCCGCTTTCTTTGCCCCTTCCTCTTTAAGTTCATAGGCTTGAATCTTATCACGGAGAGCATTACGCTCATCAATGACCTCATTCAACCTTGAACGGGGTATACCATTTGCCTCGGGTTTTGTCCCTTCTGCCTTTTTTACGTCTGTATCGACTGTTTGTTCATCTGACATTTTAAACCTCTTTAGTGAGTTAATAAAAATACACTTGCATTAAATGTATAGTATAATATATATTATAAATAACTATAATGCAAGAAAAAAATTACGATTTTAAAAAAAAGTGGTTTGAGTATCTTGGATATACACCGCATGATGGTCAGTTAGCTCTACATTACCCTTCTAAACCAGATGCACGTTTTCACATTATGGTGTGCGGAAGAAGATTTGGAAAAACTTGGGCGAGTGCGATGGAAGCTTGTTTTGTTGCGTCCCAACCCAATAAAAGAGTATGGGTTGTTGGAATGTCTTATAAAAAAGCAAGGTTAATCTTTAGGGAGATATGGCAGAGAATGGTTATTGGTCATGGAGATGACATTGTTCGATCATCTGAAAAAGATATGTATATCAAATTCAAATGGGGAACAACCGTTGAAGGCATGAGTGCTGATAACGCAGATAGTCTCGTCGGCGAAGGCTTGGACTTTCTGGTGATCGACGAAGTGGCAAAAATGAATAAAAAAATTTGGGATATGTATTTATCACCAACTGTTGCTGGACGCAAAGGTAAGGTAATCTTTATTACAACCCCAGAGGGGAGAAATTGGGTTTACGATTTATACAAGCTTGGAGAAATAGACGATGAATGGGAAAGTCATTCTGCCCCATCGTGGATCAATCAATATGAGTTCCCCCTCGGAGAAAGTGACCCTGCGATTATAGAGCGTAAACGCAATATGTCGAAAGAATTATTTGGACAAGAATTTGGGGCTGAATTTTCAGTCTTTCAAGGTAAGGTATGGGATTTTGATAGAGAATTGGATGTTGGTGAGTTTTCTTATGATAAGGATTTACCCACTTATTGCTCAATCGATTTTGGCTACCGTATGCCTGCGGTATTATTTATACAAACTCAATGGATCGGGGACACTGAACATATTAGAGTATTTGATTCTATTCTTCACAAAGAAAACATCAAAACAGAAGATTTAATTAAGATGATCAAAATTAAAGGCTATCCTATTACTTCGTTTTATGGTGACCCTGCGGGATCGAGCGTCCAAGGGCAGTCGGGTGCGGGAGATATGGAAATTTTTAGGAGAAGCGGAATTAGAATCCTATGTATGAGAGATAGGTTGAGTAGGAACATAACCTCAAGCGTATCTTATGCGAGAGGGTTTTTTGAAAGTGCAGAAGGGACTCGACGGGTTCATGTGGATAAAAAATGCACAGATGTTATAAAAGATTTCGAGGAATACCGTTATCCAGAGACAGAAGATGGTAAGCCAATAAAGGACGAACCAGTAAAAGACGGTTATCACGATCATGGATGTGATGCCTTCAGGTACTTTATCACTAATAGATTTCCCATGAAAAACACAGTAATGAAAAGGATTCAAAGATGATTGAACAACTAATTAAAAATAAATTAACAGAAGTTAAGCTGTCAAATGCCCATGCAAAGCGAGAAGAAATAAGAAAGTTTTTAGACTATTATTCTGGTACGTCTACTGAATCTTATATTAAAGATTTCTTTACAGGGGAGGCTTTTACAGAAATTCCCCCTTCTGTTACAAATTTTACACGTAAGTTTATCAATAAAATAAGTCGTATTTACACTTTAGGTGCAAAAAGGACTGTCGGCAATAAGACGAGTGCCTACAATAAACTTATCCCAACTAAAGATGTGAGGATGAAACATTCAGAAAGGATGACTCGCTTACTGGGAACTATTGCCAATAGAGTCTTTTGGCAGGAAGATAGATTCGACTATCGACCAATTTATTATTTTGAAACATATTTTGGAGATGATCCATTCAAACCAGAGGCAATTATCTACCCCCTTCTAAATAAGACATCTGATTTATCAAATACAACTAAATTACAATGGGGATATTGGGATGCTGAAAAATATGCCGTACTTAATGAGGATGGGAAAATTTTAAGTGAGCAACCAAACCCATACGGTATTTTACCGTTTGTTTTCACCCACAGGGAGGATCAGATTGATTCTTTCTTCGTTGAAGGTGCGAGTGATATTGTAAATTGCAATGAACAGGTCAATATAGGGCTTACAGAGATGAATCTCGGGATGAGATTTAATATGTTCGGTCAGCCATGGGTAAAAGGGCTTCGCAGTGACCAAAACTTAATGAGAGCGGGTTCTAACGAAATACTTGATATGGGCGATGAAGGAGAATACCACGTAACCTCCCCAAGTGGCAATGTGCAAGAATCGATAGATAATATTAAATTTCAAATTGAACTTGTAGCTTCTAATAATCACTTATGGGTTCAATGGGCAGAATCTGGCGGTGAAGTCCCTTCGGGAATTAGTCTAATGATAAAAGACCTCGAAAGAAAAGAAGATTACTTTGATGACATAGCCCTATGGAGATTATATGAAAAAGATTTTTATTCTGTGGAAAGAATTATTGCTGAATATAATGGTATTATGTTACCTGAAGATTTTGGAATCGACTTCGAGGAAGTGGAATATCCGACAACAGTACAAGACCAAATCTTAAAAGATCAATTCGATTTGGAACAAAATTTAATTACTCGTGCCAAAATTATGGTAAGAGATAATAAAGACTTAACAGTCAAACAAGCACAAGGAATAATCGATGACAACAGGCAAACCAACGAAACAGAGTCAAAACAGTCAATCTTTGCTCAATTCCGTCAGGAAACTGGATCAGATCAATGATATTGAATTTGAATTAGAAGGTAATATTGCTGAAATAATCAAAGACCCTTCTGCTTGGGGAGAGCGTCAGGTGGAAAGATTGATTCTCCAGTATCAGGATGAATATTTTGAAGCGAAAAAATTAGGGGAGGATTTCTGGAATGAAGTTAGAGATAAAAGTCGGGGTTGATTTCGGCAAACTTGCCAGTGATATGCCTAAGTTAATTGATAAATTTGTATCCGATAGTTTTGTCGGGACATCTGTAGAGTTATCCAAAGATTTTATAAAAAGCGGCAAGGTAAAACCAAAACTTAAACAGTCTACAATAGATAGGCGTAAAAGAGGTAAATATGGTGGGAGTACGCCACTCTATGAATCGGGGGCTTTACACGACAGTCTAAAGAAGACAAAAGATGGGATGGAGATGGTTGGTTATGCACCTGCTCACCATAGTGGGCATAAAACTGGGCATTTCCCACCCAGACCATTTATAGTCATACCGAAACTGGAAGATATACAAAAAACCTTCACAGATTCTATCATGGAGTCTCTCTACAGAAAATCACCACTTGTATTAAAAACATAAAAGGGTTATATTATATGCCAGAGGAACAATTAGATGACAAAGATAGAGAAATACTTTTATGGATTGCTCTCGGACTATCTTACGATG